CAACGTGGGTGACGTTGTAAAGGACTCGCAATCGACCGTCTACAGCGGAGCCAACTATAACTGGAGGATGATCTCGAACTCGGGAAGTTGCGCGACGGCATCCACTGCAAACCGACCCTATACCGGCACGATCTGGACTTCCTGCTGGCGTCCCGCTGCGTTCAATGACATCAAAACGTCCGTCCTGGCTGGGGATTCGTTCACCGACGCTACTATCGGCGCGTCCGGCTTGTCCATGATCGGCGTGTTCAACCAGTGGTTTAGGTATGGCTTCCGTCCGGTCAGCACGGACGCGGGGCTGCTGGCTTCGGCTGGTGTCAGCGGGACATTCATAGGCGCGGTTGCGCCAATCGCGTTCGCCTCCTCTCCCCCCACTGTGAGTTATACCTGCACCTCTGGCGGGTCTGTTCCCGGATCGCAGACGATCACAGTAACCGCTACGGGTGGCGGCGCACTGGACAACTGGAGTGCCACCAAGACACAGACATGGCTTTCCCTCTCCCCTTCAAGCGGCTCGGCGGCAGGCACATTTGCGGCTTCCATCGATTGCAGCGGCCTAACGCCTGGCAGCTATTCCGACACGATTACGCTGTCGTCTACGACAGTCGGGCTGGCTGGCTCGCCGCGTACAGTGGCGGTGTCCGTTACGGCCATTGCGGGGCCTGCTGTCTCTACGCTTACGCTCCCCAACGGCACGGCTGCATCGGCTTATTCGCAAACGCTCGCAGGCGTCGGTGGGGTCGCACCGTATACCTGGGCCGTCTCGGCAGGGGCGCTCTGTCCCGGCTTGGCTTTGAACGCCAGCACTGGAACGATCGCAGGTTCGCCCGTCATACCGGGCTCGTGTTCCTTCACGGTGCAGGTGACGGATGCCAACCTCGCAAGCGGGACGGCCCCGCTGTCCGTAACCGTGTCAGACATACCGCGCACCACGATTCGAGGCGTCGGGACCAGGGGCGCGGCCGTAATCAGGTAACGGAGCTATGGGGGATGCGGCCCTGAACCGCACCGCTCTCGACATTCCTCTGCAGATTGCCGATAGAGCAGTTGGAGCCGTACGGGTCGCGGCCAAATCACCCGGTTTAAATCCATCGCAAGATGCCTGAATTAGAGAACGACACGCAAACCCCGGAGATTCCGGAAGATTTCTCGGCGTACGAGGCCTACCGGAACAACGGTGGCGAGACGCCCAAAGACGAAGACACCTCCGAGGCGAATGGCCCCGAAGAAGCGGAGCCGGAAGCCGAAAGCGCGTCCGAATCGGAAACGGACGAAGAGGCGGAGCAGGAAGAAGAGAAGCCGGAAGAGGAGCAGCCCAAGAAAAAGGGCGGTTTCCAGCGGCGGATCGACCGGCTCACCCGCGAAAAGGCAGAGCTGGCAGACCGGCTCACGAGACTCGAACAGGGCCTGGCGCAAAGCGCTGTGAAGCCCGGAGACGAGAACCGTGAGGCCCCGAAGCAGCCGGCGGCCGCTGACGCGAAAGAGCCCGATCCCAAAGATTTTGAGACCTGGGAGAAGTACACCGCGGCGCTCGTAGAATTCCGTCTGGATGCCCGTGAAAAGGCGAAACAGGCGGACGAGCAGAAGAAAACAGCGGCCGAACGACAGAAGGCCGTGGTCGCCAAGTGGACCGAGCAGGTTGAGCAGGGCCGGGACGATTACGACGATTTCGACGACGTGGTAGTGAAGTCGAAGCGTCCGGTTTCCCAGGCCGTGCAGGCCTTCATCCTCAAGAGCGATGTTGGGCGTCACGTTGCCTATGAACTAGGCAAGGACCCTGGCGCACTCGACCGGATCAACAAACTCGACGCCATCGACGCGACCCGCGAGCTTCTCCAGATCGAAGCGCAGCACAAGAAACCTGCCCCGGAACAGAAACCCAAGGTGACCAAAGCGCCCAAACCGGTGAAGCCGGTATCGGGTGCGGTGAAGCCGGCCCCGCGGCTCGACGACCCGAACATCGGGTTCGACCAGTACGAGCAGTTGCGCAAGAAGCAGCTCGCCGCGAAGCGCCGATAAACCGGTCGCCATAACGAAAACCCACGCTGCAGAGCAGCGCAAGGGACTACCGCCGTGAGGCGGAAGGAAACACCGTGAGCAACAGCCTTTTAACGCCTACCATCATCGCCAACGAACTGCTGATGCGGTTCAAAAACAACCTGGCCTTCGCCAAAACCACGTCCCACGAGTACGACGACAAGTTCGACAAGATCGGCGACACGTACAACCTGCGTGAGCCCGTCCGGTTCGTCGCCAACAGCGGCGCGGACGTGACCAGCCAGATCCAGGACGTCACCGAGAACAAGGTGGCCCTGCAGGTCGCCACCCAGAAGAACGCGGCGTTCCAGTTCACCTCGAAAGATCTGACACTGACGATCGACCGGTTCGCCGAGCGCTACCTCGATAGCGCCGCGGTGGCTCTCTCGAACGCCTTCGAGGTCGACGGACTGACCGTCGCTTATCAGGCGACCGCCAATCTGGTCGGCACCCCGGGAACCGTTCCCGCGACGGCGAAAGTGATCCTCGACGCCGGCACGAAGCTGGACAACAACAGCGCGCCGATCGACGACGACCGCTATGTCTGCCTCAACTCCGCCGGCCAGGCATCCATGGTCGACGCGCTGAAGGGACTGTTCCAGGACAGCACCTCCATTTCGAGCCAGTACCGCAAGGGCCGGATGGGCAAGGCGCTCGGCTTCGACTGGGGCATGTCGCAGAACATCCGCGTCCACACCAACGGGACGCAGGCCGGCACCCCGCTCACGAACGGCGCGACCCAGAGCGGCGCCTCGATCGTAACGGACGGCTGGACCGCGGCGAACACGGTGAAGAAGGGCACGATCATCACCTTCGCCGGCGTCAATGCCGTGAACCCCGTGTCGGGCGACGACCAGGGCGTATTGCTGCAGAACGTAGTCGCAGCGGATGCGACCGCGGACGGCTCCGGCAACATGACGATCACGCTGACCGAAGCGATCGTCACCACGGGCGCGGCGAAGAACGCGACCTCCACGATCGCCGATAACTCGGCCATCGTCATCAGCTCCGGCTCCGCAAGCACCGGCTACGCGCAGAACCTGGCGTACCACAAGCATGCCTTCGTGTATGCGATGGTGCCGCTCGAAGTGCCGCACGGCGTGCACTTCGGCAAAACCGCCGTCGACAAGGACAGCGGCCTCTCGATCCGCGTCGTCTCCGCCTACAACGTGCTGACGGACGTCTTCGTGACCCGTTGCGACGTGCTGTACGGCTGGGCCGCACGGCGTCCCCGCTGGTCCTGCCGCATCACCGCCTAATCCGCGCAAACGCTGGGGCGCCCTCTTTCCGGGGGCGCCCCGATTTTTCAGGAGTTTCGAATGGACGAGCAGAAATACTTTCCCAGCTGGCGGTACCACGCGACGGAAGCGCCGCGCATCGTGAACGATCCGATCGAGGACGAAGCCCTGGGCGAAGGCTGGGAGCATACGCCTGCCGCCTTCCTGCCTGCGGCGGAGCCCGCGGCGGACGCGACCGAACCCGGGAGCAACGAGGCTGAGCCCAAGAAGCGCGGCCGTAAGAAGGCCGCATGACGATCACCGGCACGAGCCTGTTTACCGATGCGGCGCGCATGATCGGCGTGATTGCCTCGGGCGAATCGCTGAACACGGATGAGGCGGCCGACGGCCTGATCGTCCTGAACAAGCTGGTCGACAGCTGGAGCGCAGAGCAGATTCCCCTGCCACAGCTGACACTGCAGTCCGTCAGCCTCTCCGGAGCAACCGCGACGCTCACCCGTCCGCTGAAGATCAAAGCCGCGGCGGCCGTGAACGGGAACTTCTCCCAGCCGGTCGAGATCGCTTCGGCCGAACGCTGGGCCGAGATCGTCGACCACGCGCGGTCCGGAGGATTTCCCGATCGCCTGTACTGCGATTACGCCTACCCGACCTCGAACATTTATGCCTGGCCGTCGGCCACCTGCACGCTGCAGCTGCACTGCTACATGCCCCTGACCGTCTTTGCGACGGCGGGCACGTCGATCGATTTGCCGCCGGGCTATGCGCGCGGATTGACGATGAATCTGGCGCTCGACCTGGCTGAGCTGTTCGGCCGGCCGGTGACGCAGTCGCTGTTCTCCTCGGCCCAGGCCGCGAAACAGGGAATTATCGCGACGAACGCGCGGATCTTTGGCGACCTGGTTCCGCCGTCGGCGCCGAAAACCAATATTCCGCAGGCCCAGGAGCAGGCGGCGTGACCTGGCTCGATCTCATCAAGTCGAGCCTGCGGATGATCCAGCAGCTCGGACCTGGCCGGACCGCCGGCGCGGCCGAGCTGGTCGACGCGCAGCTCGTCCTGAATTCGACGATCGACGCGTTGAACGCGGACCGGCTGAACATCTACACGATCTCGCAGGCTACCTATAGCCTCACGGGCGGGAAGCAGCAGTACACGATCGGATCGGGCGGCGACTTCAACGCGACGCGGCCGCAGAAGATCGACGCGGCCAACCTGATTCTGACGGGGAACCTCCGGCAGCCGCTGAAGCTGCTCACCGACCAGCAGTACGCCTCGATCAAGCTGCTGACGGTGCAGAGCACGCTGCCGCTCTACCTCTACAACGACGGCAACTTTCCCCTGAGCACGCTCAACCTCTGGCCGGTTCCGACGAACGCGCTGCAGCTCGAGCTGTGGACCTGGCAACTGCTGACGGCCGTCACGGATACTAGCCAGACCGTATCCCTTCCGCCCGGCTACACCGACTTCCTGCGGACCCGGCTCGCCGTCCGGCTGGCGGCGGAATGGGGCAAGCCGCTCCGGCCGGACGTGGTCGAGCTCGCCCGCCAGGCGGAGGCGAACGTCCAGCGCGCAAACCTCCCCATGCCGGTCATGAAGTGCGACGGCGCCGTGCTGGGCAACCGCCGCGGCGGCGCATTCAACTGGCTGACCGGCGAGATCGGGTAACCACCTCATGGCGATGATTCCGAACTTCCTCGGCGGGTCGTACCCGGCGGCGAGCGTGAATGCTGCGCTCGATCGCACGGTGAACCTGTATCCGGAAGTGCTCGAGACCGGCGCGGCCAAGAGCCTCGGCATGCTGCGCGCGTGCCCCGGCCTGGCCACGGCGCTGCTGACGCTGCCGACCTCGCCCTTGCGGGGGCTACAGTCGGGCGGAGCCCCTCTGACAACAGGCGGCCGGCTTTTCGCTGTGGCCGGCTCCATTCTCTACGAGGTGTTCGCCGACGGCACGCACAGCACGCTGGGGGACGTCGGGACTGACGGCAAGCGCGCGCAGATTTTCCTGAACGGCCAGCAGCTCTGGGTGGTCTCGAACGGCACCTCGTACCTGCACGACGGGGTCAGCCTCTCACAGCCGCGTTATATCGGCTACCAGGGGACGGTGGACACGAGCGGCACTGCGATCACGTGGGTCTCCGGATCCAAATTCGACGCCGGCCTGGCGCTGCAGACGATCGTCATTAACGGAACGCCGTACTCGGGCACTGTTTTCGTGGACGACCAGCACCTGATCGTGGGCTCGAGCGCAGGGACGCAAAGCGGCGTTCCTTACGTCGCGTATGTCACGACCGGCACGGTAAATCAGGTCCTGACGCACGTGACCTGGGTAGACGGGCCGCAGTTCACGGGCGGCATGGCGGGGCAGCCGATCACCATTGGCGGGCTGAACTTCACCGTGGCGAGTGTCCAGGATCCAACGCACCTGACGTTGAGCGGCAGCCTGGTCTCGCAGACAAACGTCCTCTATTCGACGCCTACGCTGGGCGCCATCGCGGCGGCGACGGGCGCGTTCCTGGGCGGGTACTTCATCGCGGCCGCGCCGGACTCGAAGCAGTTCAACACCTCAGACTTGTACGACGGCAAGAACTGGGATCCGCTCGATTTCGATATCAAGGCGTCGTATCCGGACAACATCGGCTCAGTGCTGGCGGACCATGATGAGCTCTGGCTGCTGGGCGAATCGACGACCGAAGTCTGGGGCCCGAACCAGAACATCACGGTCGCCAACACGTTTCCCTTTGCTCAGAACCCAACGGCATCCATGCCGGTCGGCATTGCCGCGCCGGCGTCGGCGGCTTCCTCGAGGCAGGGGCCGGTTTGGATCGGCGCGGACTTGCGCGGCCAGCCGGTCTGTTACCGTTCGCAGGGCTTCCAGCCGGTCCGGGTATCGGACCATGCCGTCGAGAGCGCCTGGGGCGGCTATTCGACGATTGCCGATGCGGAGGCGTTCATCTACGAGCTGGACGGGCATGAGTTCTACCAGGTCACCTTCCCCACCGCGGACGCGACCTGGGTCTACGACTTCACGGCCTCTCAGCAGCTCGGCAGGCCGATGTGGCATGAACGGCAGTCCTGGGACGGTTCGGCACTGCACCGGCACCGCGCGCGCTGCCATGCGTTCGTCTGGGGCAAGCACTGGGTGGGCGACTACTCGACGGGCGCGATTTACGAGATGTCGAGCGCGCAGTTCACCGACGCCGGCCAGACAATCTTCTGCATCCGCACCTTCCAGCATCTCTGCCAGGAACGGTTGCGGGAGTTCTTCCACCGCCTCCAGGTCGATCTCGAGACGGGCGCGGCCGCGATCACGGTAAAGCTCGAGTGGTCGAATGACGGCGGGCACACGTTCCCAAGCTCGAGGACGATCACCATCGCCGCCAATGACGGCGGCGGCAACCCGAACTATGCGGCCCGGGCGATCTTCAACCGGCTGGGATCCGCGCGCGATCGTGTTTTCCGCCTGACGGTCTCCGGCAATTGCCGGATCGCTTTGATCAACGGATACCTCGATTCCTTACAGGGGATCAGCTGATGGCCGTTCCGCGCGTTCCGATCCAAACGCCGATGTACGACGACGACGGGAAAATGACCCGGACCTGGGTGTTGTTCCTGCAGGGCCTGGGGCAGGACAACACGGCGGCCGCCGGCGGAGGAGGCTCAAGCAGCGCAGCGGCGCCCGATGAGATCATGGCGCCGAACGTGACGGCCGCCTTCACGAGCATCACGTTCATCAAGACCGACCACAACACGCAGGCCGTCTTCAATTACAACCTCACCTTTCCTACTGGCGATCCAGACTACGCGGTTCACTTCAATGTAGTGATCGTGTTCGCGGTGGACCCGGCGCACCCGAGCGGCGAAATTCAGATCGCGCGCTTCGGGCAGCCGGCGACCTTCACCTCCGGCTCGACGCTCGCGTGCTCATCGCATATCGACGCGATCATCCAGACACCGGTGAGCCAGGCCGGGTGGAAGCTGCGGTTCAAAGTCTATAACGAGAACTTCACTGAGCGGCCGGCGCCATACACGGAGCTGACCGGCATCACTATCCCTGCCGTCAGCATCACGGCCCTGTCCGAGACTGATCTCACGGCGGCCCGTTGGGTAGACATCAACCGGTCCGTGTACGCGCCGCAGCGAATCAGCGTTGCGTTCACGAACTATCCCCAAACCTTCACGCTATGGATCAACACCGGTTCCCAGAATAAGTGGCATGGCTGGTACACCGTCACCGGCCCCACGACGTTCGACATCGGCCTGCCCGGGGGAAGAGAGATCGTCTTCGGGCCGGTAACGAACGAGACGTGGACCCCGAAGGCGGCGCCGGGAACCTGGGACGGCAACGATGCGCTCGGGTGGTCCGAGACCGACCTCGGGCTTGGGCCTGTCGCGATCGCAAGCATCCCCGGAATCTTCAGTGGGTCGCCCATCACCGTCGCGAAGATGCTCCTGCCGCTTGCGACGAATATCTCCGCCCTCACGGTGGCGGCCGGCGTGGCCGGATCCTTCCCTTACAACCTGGTCGATCCGGACGGCAATCAGTTCTGGTCGATCCCTTCTATCTCGTTCAATACGACGACGGCGTTCCTCGACCCCAACACCTTCACGGTAAACGTGACCGTGCAGGATCTCGACGGCAGCGGAAATCCGATCGGGCCGGAGCACATCTACGGAACCCCTATCGTGAACAACGGGCTAATCACAATGGGACCGCTCCAGGGGCCGTACGGCTCCGTCGCTGATCCGCCGCGAACGGGCTCGATCGGGAAGGTGCGGTTCAAGCTCTACTGCTGTAATCGCGCCGACCAGACGACAGCGGCCTGGAGCAATCCTGCGGCGGCGACGCTCCAGACGGGGATCGGTAGCGGCG